GGCGTGTTGGCTGGGTTCAAATTGCCCATCAATGGTGCCTACCCGTTCACCACCATTCGCCTGACGGTCATCCAGCCCAAGCTGGCGTTCCGAGGTGTTGCTGCTGTTCGCTCAAAGGACTATTCACTCCAGTCGATTCTTGATATGATTCCAGTTCTGGTCAGAGAGGGCGCCGCAACGGATGCCCCCGATGCACCACTGGTTCCGGGTGAAGGTCAATGTAAATATTGCCGTGCAAAGGGTTCATGCTCTGCGCTGGCAAGTAACGTAATGAAGGAGATCGGTGTCATGTTTCAGCCAGTCGTAAGTTCCCCCGTCTTTGATGTCGCACAGCAAAGTGCCAACAAAGATCCCAACACCATGAGCGATCAGCAGATCCGCGAGATCATGGAAGCAGCCCCCCTGATGCGCCAACTCCTCGATGGAGTGGAAGCGGAAGCACTGCGCCGGTTCCAAGCTGGCCAGGTCATCCCTGGGTTCAAGGCAGTCTATGGCCGCGGCTCTCGTGCATGGGCATTGTCGGAAGACGAGATGGCCGAGCGGCTCATCAAGATGGGTGTGCCCAAGGGTTCTGTGTGGGAGACCAAGCTCGTGTCGCCCGCCAAGGCCGAGAAGCTCACCTGGGAGAAGACCAAGGCCGGTGAAAAGGTCAAGGCTCAACTCTCCGACCGCCAGTTGAAGACCCTCGAGCAAGAGTACATCACGAAGTTGGCCGGCAAGCTGACCATCGTCCCCGAATCAGACAGTCGTCCTGCGATTGTCCTGAATGCTGCACCGATGTTCAGTGCAGTAGTTGAAACGCCGGCACTCCCTGCCTGGCTCCTGTAATCCCGTAAATCACGAAAGTAAATCATGTCAGACATCATCTTTATCTCCAACGCACGTCTCTCCTTCCCCCACTTCGCTGAACCCCAGCGCATGAAGAACGAGGTCACCGGTGCCGAGCGCATCTCCTACAACTGCGAACTGCTGCTGGCTCCCAACGACCCCGGTGTGGCCGCTTTTATGAAGCGTTATGGTGAACTGGCTGTGGCCAAGTGGGCCGAACACGCCCAGCAAGTCATGCAGATGATTCAGCAGGATCGCAAGAGCCGCTGCTACGGTTCGGGCGACGAGAAGATCAACAAGAAGACCTTCAAGCCCTATGACGGCTACGCTGGCAACTTCTACATCACCGCCGGCCGCGACACCCAGCCCCAAGTGATTCAGGCTGACGGTCAGCCCATCGATCCCAACAACTCGATGGCCTACCAGCAACTGACTCGCAAGATGTACGGTGGCTGCCGCATCAATGCTGCCATCAAGCCCTGGGCACAGCAGAACAAGCACGGCAACGGCATCCGTTGTGACCTGATCGCCATCCAGTTCGCTGGCGACGATACCCCGTTCGGTGAAGGAGTGGCAGATGCGTCTAATCTCTTCGGTGCGGTGGCGTCTGCTCCTGCTGGAATGTTTGGTGCTGCGCCTCAAGCTGCGATGCCAGCAGCACCGTTCGCGGCTCCTAAGATGCCTTGGGAAGTTTAAGTAGAAATCGGGGCGTTGGCGTGGCCAGCGGGTGCATGGTTTACCTTGCATCGTCGCAGTAACAGCGCCCCACCTAACTGGTAACTGTAATGGTCAATGATGTAATTTATGATTTGGAGACATACCCCAATGTCTTCACGATCGCCGCAGAACACGCTACGCTGCCGATCAAGTGGCAGTTCGAGATCAGCCCCTGGGTCAACGATTCAGCCGAGATCATCGACTGGCTGCATGGCCTGAAGTCCATCGATGCCCGCATGGTCGGGTTCAACAACATCGGCTTCGACTACCCCATTCTGCACATGCTCTTTCGCATGGGGCGCTCCGATGCCAACACGCTGTACCAAAAAGCAATGGCCATCATTGCCGCGCAGGACGATGAGAAATTTGTCCACATGGTCAAGCCATCCGACCGCATCGTGGAGCAGATCGACCTGTTCAAGATCCACCACTTCGACAACAAGGCCCGCTCCACCAGTCTGAAGTCACTCGAGTTCAACATGCGCTCCGACACGATTGAGGACTTGCCCTTCAAGGTTGGCACCATGCTCACGCAGGACCAACTGCCCACGCTCAAGAAGTACAACGCGCACGATGTAAAGCAAACCAAGGTTTTCTATACACATACGCTGGACATGATTCATTTCCGCGAAAAGATGAGCACGATGTACCCTGGCAAGGACTGGCTCAATTTCAACGACACCAAGATCGGCAAGGAGTTCTTCACCTTGAAGCTCGAGGAGGCCGGCGTGTCGTGCTACGACTTCAGCGCCGCGGGTCGTGTGCCGCGCCAGACCAAACGCCCCGTGATCAATCTGGGTGACGCGGTGCTGCCGTGGATCACGTTCGATCACCCTGAGTTCACCCGTATCTTGGACTGGTTCAAGGCACAGGTGATCACCGAGACCAAAGGAGTCTTCAGTGATATTACTTCAACCGTTGATGGCTTTACTTTTGTCTTTGGCCTCGGTGGCATTCATGGCAGCGTTGAGTCGGAGGTCATTGAGTCCGATGAAGATCGCGTTATTGTCGATCTGGATGTTTCCTCTTATTATCCAAATCTTGCCATCGTCAATGGGTTCTACCCAGAGCACCTCGGAAAAGAGTTCTGCTTCATCTACAAAAGCCTGTACGAGCAGCGCAAGTCGTACCCCAAGAAGTCGGCAGAATCGGCCATGCTGAAGCTGGCGCTGAACGGTGTGTATGGCGACTCCAACAACCGCTTCAGCGTCTTCTACGACCCGCTGTACACCATGAAGACCACGCTCAATGGTCAACTGCTGTTGTGCAAGCTGGCCGAGGGGCTGCTGCACATCCCCGGGCTCACGCTGATACAGGTGAACACCGATGGCCTGACTGTGATGGTGCCGCGCTCCCAGAAGAACATGGTCGACCTGGCCCGCCACGCATGGGAAGACCGCACCGGGCTCCAACTCGAGGAGGCCATCTACTCGCACATGTTCATCCGAGATGTGAACAACTACATCGCCCGCTATGAGAATGGGTCCGTGAAGCGCAAAGGCGCCTATGAGTGGGACATGGAGTGGCACCAGAATGCCGGCGCACTGGTGGTGGCCAAGGTGGCCGAGAAGCACCTAATCGAGAGGACGCCCATCCGTACCATCGTGGAGCAGTGGCCCGACAAGATGGACTTCATGCTCCGCACCAAGGTGCCGCGCTCCAGCTACCTGCAGTGGGGTGAGCACCAGGCGCAGAACATCAGCCGCTACTACATCGCCAAGGGTGGCAAGCCCCTGACCAAGTGGATGCCGCCCCTCAAGGGTAAGACCGAGTGGCGCAAGTTCGCCGTGGAGTCTGGGTGGAACGTGCAGGTATGCAACGACATCAAGGATGCCACGCTGCCTGTGGATTTTGATTACTACGTCAACGAAGTGGAGAAAATATGTCTGGGTCTAGCTTAGAGAAACAGGTGGCCGGCAACCACTATAAAGACATGCCAATTCAGCCCGTCGAGTACATCCACGCCAACGCACTGGGGTACTTCGAGGGTAACGTGGTCAAGTACATCTCACGCTGGCGCCTGAAGAATGGTGTACAGGATCTTGAGAAGGCCAAGCACTATGTCGAACTGCTGATCGAACTCGAGCACCGCAGGGTCGACAAGGAGTGCAACGGTGCTTGAAAAGGACATCGAGGGTAAAGTCTGTGAATATGCACGGTCAAAGGGTGTGCTTGCGTACAAATTCACCAGCCCCGCACGGGCTGCTGTGCCCGATCGTCTGTTCATTGCACCGGATGGCCGTGTGTGGTTCTGTGAATTTAAAGCTGAAGGAAAAAAGCCAACTCCCGCCCAAGAGCGAGAGCACACCAGGCTCCGGCAGCAAAAAGTAATCGTCCTTGTAATTGATAACGTAATCGAAGGTAAGAATATGATCGACTTGATGGTGGGGCTATGCTGACCCCTGAACTACTGTTTGACTACCAGAAGAAGGCAGTCAACTTCCAATGCACCCACCCCAACTCGATGCTCTGGCTCGACATGGGACTGGGCAAGACCGTGATCACTCTGACCACGCTGTCCCACCTGATCAAGACCCAGTTCCTCAAGGGTGTGGTCATCGTGGCGCCCATCCGAGTCATCCGACTGGTGTGGCGCCAGGAGGCCGCCAAGTGGGAGCACACCAAGCACCTAAAGTTCTCGATGGTCACCGGCACCAGAGACCAGCGCACCCGCGCCCTGCTGCGCCCGGCCGACATCTACCTGATCAACTATGAGAACCTGAAGTGGATGGCCGAGACGCTGCAGACCTACTTCGTCAAGAAGGACCGGCCCCTGCCCTTCACCGGCATTGTGTGGGACGAGATCAGCAAGATGAAGAACAGCGCCACCGACCGCGTCAAGGCCACCCGCAAGATACTCGAGCAGTTCACCTGGTCCACGGGGCTCACTGGGACGCCGGCCAGCAACGGCTACAAGGATCTCCACGGTCAGTTTCTGGTGGTCGACAAGGGTGAGCGACTCGGGGTCAGCAAGACCGCGTTCCGCACCCGGTTCTACAAGAAGATCGGCCCCTACAAAGAGGTGGCCTATGAGGACACCGAGGACACCATCAAACGCCTGATTGGTGACATCACACTCGAGATGAGTGCAGAGGACTACAACCCGCTGCCCGACCTGATGGTCAACAACATCGAGATTGAGATGCCCGAGGCACTGAGAGCTTCCTACGACAAGATGGAGCGGGAGTTCTTTTTGAAGCTCGACAGTGGCACCGAGGTGGAGATGTTCAACCAGGCGTCCCTGACCAACAAGTGCCTCCAGTTCAGCAATGGCGCCATGTACCCCGTGGCCGGTATGCCCTTGTGGGAACCCATCCATGACCTCAAGCTCGAAGCACTCGAGGAGATCATTGACGAGGCCCAGGGCAGCCCTATCCTGTGCTCCTATGCTTACCGCAGTGATGCCCAGCGCATCATGGAGAAGTTCAAAGACTTGGACCCGATCAACCTGACCGAGTGCAAGACCGAGAGCAGTCTGGTCAACGCCATGCACCGCTGGAAAGCAGGCGATTGTGCCCTGATGATTGGCCACCCAGCTTCGATGGGTCACGGCATTGACGGGCTCCAGAACAGCGGGCACATTCTGGTCTGGTACGGACTGAACTGGTCACTGGACCTGTACGACCAGTTCAATGCCCGGGTGCGCCGGCAAGGCCAAGGTGCCCCAGTCATCTGCCACCGCATAATGATGCGCGACACGCTGGACCAAGCGCAAGCTCTGGCACTCGACGACAAGGCCACCACCCAGGCCGGTCTCAGGAGCGCAATCAAAATGTACCGGCAGTCCAAGAATCTGTGATACACTTGTTCCACACTAACAAGGAGTAATGGGCATGAAACGCAAGCGCAAATACTACGCAGACCCTGGGCTGCTGTGGAAGATGGTCTCCAAGCAGAAACCGTTCTGCGAGGAGGACTTCATCATCCTGTCAGTTGCCCTGCGGATGAACCTCGAGCGGCTTCGGATTGGTGAGTATGATGAAGGGGACCACCGGAGCCTGTGCGCCGCCATGAACACCTGTGCCATCAGGTCAGTCAGCATTGGTGACGATGCCGGCAAGATTGCCCACGATGCCATCATGGCACTGGCGGCCATCGGCAAGCGGCACGACACATGGGGCAAGTGGGAGTGCATCCCTGCCGAGGAGATTGCCCTGCTCAACGGTGTGGACCTCCACGACCAGATGGTCAAGCACTCGGACAAGGGCAGTCTGGTTGCGGCGTTCAGCCTACAAGATGTGCTGGCAGCATGATCTGCTGCAACCACAATTGCAATCAGGGGCGCGACTGCCCCCTGAGAAAGCCGCTACTTGGCGGCCCCTTTAACTTTTTCCCACGATCGACCCATGACGTAGCCGGTCATCACCACACCGAACAGTTGCAGGATCGAGTCGGGGATGGCACCCAGCCATGCCTTGAACCCCACGGTGAACGTGGCTGCCGCACCCGGGTTGAAGATGGCCAGGACGCCCATCGGGATGCTCCACAGCAGTAGGATGTAGACCACATAGAGGAACGAGGGTCTGGCCCTGCTGGTCCACGGGTCAGGCGACTGCGCCTCTGCGATGATGGCAGACAACTGGGTCTTGATCTCGTCGAGATCCCCCTGCTGCTGCATTTTGAGCAACTCAAGTTGGGCCTTGGCTTTTTCCGTTGGATCGGGGAACAGCTTATCGATCAGCTTGCTGCCGATGCTGAAGATACTGGAGAGAGTGATCGGGTCCATTAAATCCCCTTGAGTTGGTCGGCCAGGCGCCGAGCCCAGCCTTTGCCGAATACGTCCCACGTCGAGAGCTTGGTCATAAAGTCCAACCGCTGACCAATGAACCGGGCACAAGCCGATTCGGCATCAAGGCGCCCCACCGCGGCCTGGGTGAGCGGGCCAATGACACCATCATCTGCGGTGCCCACTGCCCGCTGCAGGAACCTGGTGGCCTGGCCGATACCTGAGTTGACCGCAGCATCGAACAGCAGGAACGCCAGTGTCGGCGGCAGCTTGTCGCACTGGGCACGGTCCCAGTAGTCCCGCTTGTAGATCTCCTTGGCACCTTCCCGAGTGATGTTCTTGATGTCCACTGCCGGGTAGGCCCGCTTGCTGATGCCGAAGTTGGTCTCGCCGCCAGGGTCACGCGGGTCTAGGGTATACCCTCCCTCGTAGCCGATGAGCTTGTCGAAGCATTGGTCAAACCAGGTGGTCATGGTGCGAGTGAGTTGATGTTTTCAGGGGTCACGATCAAACGGTTCCTCTGGGCAGCGCGGGTCTTCGGACCTTGGCCACCGGCAGACACCGGCCGAGGGGTCGACAGCTTCGCCTCAAGCTCGAGCAACTGGTCCATCAGGATCTCGCGCTTGCGGGCAGTCTCTTGAATGGCAGCGTTGCTCCTGGAGCGTTCGGCCAGCATATTGAACGCCTGGTCCTGCTCCCGCAGCTTTTGGATGGTGTCAGACACCCATTGACGGTCCATCATCTTGCCGGCGATGGCCTTGTCAGTCAGTCCCTTGAGCGCCGGGTCAGCGGCAGCCATGTCGACCTTGGTCTTGTTCCAGGAGATCCGTTCCTCGGGCGTCATATCGAACAACCGGCCACTGGCCACCTTGTCTGCGGCGCTGCTCATCGAATGACCTGTGCTTTCCAGCACCTGTATGTTCGGTGTCGCACCCTTGAGCGTTGAGTCAGTGGGAATCAGCTTGCCAGTGATCGGGTCCAAGTCGAACTGCACACCACCTCTGGCAGGCTGGCGAGTGGCTGCTGCCCGCTGCTCTGCCGCGGCCTGGGCCTGGGCTTCGGCGGCGGCCTGCTGCTGGTACACCCGAGCATCTTCTGCACGGAGAGCACCCATCTGGCCACCCACTGGGCCTTGGGACATCCCGATCTGGGCAGGGCCGGGTGCTGGGCCGGTCGGGGTTACCCGCGGCGGCACATCATTGCGCCCTGGCACCCAGTTGGGAATCTGGTCAGCGGGAATAACCTGCTGGCTCCAATCGTAGGGGACCATCTGGTTTGGTCCGTAGTTCATCTCGGCAGGACGCAGGTTATTCACTGGCCGATAGTCAGTGGGCACGGCATGGGCAGCCTGGTAACCAGGGGTTGCCATGCGCTTGGCCGCCACGCTGCTGGCCAGCTTGCCAGCCACGGCACCGGTGACAGCGCCAGCGATCGGAGTGCCAAGCACTGTACCTGCAGCGTAGCCAATCGTGCCGGCCACGCCAGAGCGGGTCAGCCCCTGCTGCCAGCCGGGCGAACCCTTGACGCCGACCTGGGACACCTCGGGGAAGTTGGCCGCCACCTTGCCGATATCGGCGCCCACGCCAGACATGTTGCCCTTGCGCTCGTCGAGCATCTTGGCATACACCTGGGGGTCGACCTTGTTGGTGCTGTAGTCAATGGCCCGCTCGTGGTCATAGATCTGAGCCTGGCGCACACGGGACTTCTGGAAGTCGGTCAACGCCTGCGGAGTCGGGGCGTGTTCGTCGATCATCTTCTCCAGCGCACTGGCGATGCCCATCTTGGCGTCTGCGGCGGCCACGTCGGCAGGAGGCGGGTTGTTGCCCTTGTCCCGTGCCTTGTAGACGTTCTGGGCGTCCCGGCGCAACTGGCGAATGTCGTCAACGATTTGTGCCCCGCTGCGGCCTTCACCCAGCGCATCGAGGGTTTCCCCTACCAGTGACTGCACTGCGCTGGCCTTGGCCTTGCCGCCGATGGTGGCAGGCTTGTCCAGGGCGCGGATCGACGCCAGCACTTCCCCGCTGGCCTCCATCTTCGGGATGGCACGGATTACCTCATAGGGTTTGCTGGCCACGTCGAGAGCACTCTCGATAGCGGCCGAGTTGAGCTTGCCCTCTGCAGGCACACCCAAGTCATTCTTGACGATGTCGGTCCACTTGCCCTCATTGGCAGCAGCCAGGTTGGCGTTGACATCTTTGTTGCCGGTGAGCACCGAGCGCACCTTATTGCCGGTGGTCGGGTTCGACTCGGCAGGGTTCAGGGCGATGCCCATGTTGTTGGCTGCCTGCGCGGCCTCGATCTTGGTGGCATTCTTGTAGCTGTTGGCCACATTGGTGGCCTGGGTGGCCGCCTGCTTGGCCTTGATCGGGGCTTCGATGGCCTGACCAAGACGAGTGGCACGAGCAGCCTCAACAGTGGCGCCGGCAGCATCTCTGACCACGGGCGCAGCAGTCTTCACTGCGCCAGGCGCGGCAAGACTCAGGCTCATAATCATGTTGTTCACATCAGCCTCGGGCATCCCCGTCTGCTTCGAGATCCAACCTGCACCCTTCTGGATGTTCTCCCCCACAAAGTCCAAGATCTTGCGGGATGCCTCCTGCTTGTACTGAGGAGTGTCGGTGACACCGAACGCCTTGCCGAACGGTTGGTCCACCGCGCTGGTGGCATTGTTGGCAGTGCGAGTCGCCTCATCAGGGGTCTGGCCAAAGACTCGAGCCACTGGATAAGTGACCTGTTGGACAACCGCCGGGATTACCCCACCGATCGTGTTGTCAGCCAGTGAGGCAACGCTGCGCCCAAACTTGGTCCATGCCCCAGCCTTTGGGGCAGGGGTGGGAGCAGCAACAGGCGCCCGGCTGGCCAAGTAGGCGTCGGGGTCGAATGCTACGGGAGCGGCAGCCTTCTGAGCAAGATATGCGTCTGGGTCAAATCCGGCCATTATTTCGCTCCAAGTTGTGCTTTGATTTTAGCGGCTCTTGGATCGGAAGGGTTGGCATTTGCCCAGTCGAGGGCTTGCTTGTCTTGGGCTGACACAGCGGCTGGCGCAGGGGTTGCGGCGCCCGGCCGGCCCTTCTGCCGTTGCTCCTTGAGCACCGCGGCGGCATCGCTGGAGGACTCGACGGCCGCCTTCATTTCGGCTGGCAGGACAACATCGAGGAACTCGGCAAACTGACCACCGGTCATGTTCTGGTTGATCACCTCGCGGATATGGTCCTTGTCCGACTTCGTGGCGATGCCCTTCGGATTGATAACCCGAGCGTAGGTGTTCACCAGCGCATTCAGTGACTGGGCCAGACCTGTCGCATTGGTGTCCCCCGTATTGCGGGCGACATACATGCCAGCAGCGTTGAGCACCGGGTAATTGCCTGGGTCGACATTGTCCACATAGTGCTTGACCAGCGGGACCATCTTGGTGACCTCGGTCGCCGCGGCGGCCTGAGATGCACCCTGGGTGCCCAGTGTTCTGGCAGCCGAGGCCGAGCCGACGTTGTCGAAGCTCATCTCGCGCAGATCGATGCCCGGGGTGTTCTGGAGCGCACCCACGATGAACTTGGCATTGCGGCCATTGACCTTGTTGATGTCCACCCGCCCCTCGGCAATGGCCTGGGACAGGATCAGGTTCTCAGTCGGATCGAGTTGTGCGCCTTCCTTCTTCAGCCGGTCCTGGGCAACCTTGAGTTGGCCTTGGGAGACCTTGAGTTGGTCAGCCGAGGTATTGGCCTGCTGCTGCAGGATTGGCACCCGTGCAGTCTCGAACGGGGTCATGGTGGTCGTTTGCTCAGACCCTGGCACAACCGTGGCGGGACCACCGAATGCACCTGTGGAGATGGCCCGAACTGTGCCACCAAGGTTCTGAGGTGTGATGGTCGGCTTGAGGTCGGCACTCTTGGCGCCTTGAGACGCAAGGAACGACTGGCGCTCAGTCAATGGCATAGCAAGGAACCGGTCTGCAGCAGACAGCAGTTGCTGCTTCTCGGCATCAGAGAACAGCGAGTTCATCTGAATGTCTTCCTTGTACGCGGTGATGTTCGCATCCGATGGGTTTCGGCTGATGTCCCGTTGGGTCTGCTGGACAAACTCCTGCTTACCCTTCTGGATCTCCATCTGGGTCTTCTGGCCAGTGAGTCCAGCATTCTTCGCCTCGGTCACTGACTTCAGCGCCGCAATCCCGGGTGTGCCGAACTTGGTCAACCCCTCGGGCTTGTAGTCGGGACTCTGCATGTACTTCAGCATCCCATCATTAAGATCGTCGGCCCGCTTGGCAGACGACAACTGGTACTGGGCCAGCGCATTCTGGGTCACACCGGCCTGCAACTGCTGCATCTTGCCGTACTGGGCGAAGGGATCTGGGGGCGCCTGGAACTGGGCGCCTTGGGCAATGAGAGCGTTCAAATCTGCCATGATTTACCCTATGTTGGCGAATGGACTGACCGGCTGGGCTGGGCCTGGGGTGACTGCCCCACCAGCACCGTTTTGATTCATCCAGGTGTTGAAGTTCTGCTGGTTCTGGTAACTGCTGGCCATCGTGCCCAGAGCATTGTTCCAGGTGTTGCCCTGACCCATCTGGCTGGCAGCGTTGGCCTGGCCGGCGGCAGTGAGCGCAGCGCCAGCATTGTTGGCGTAGTTCTGGCCGGCCGCACCCAGTTGTTGGTTGACGGTCTGGCCCACGCCCGCCATGCTGGCAAGCCGGTTGTAACCGGTGTCTGACCGTGCCACGTCGGCGTTGTAGCCGGTGAGCGCACGATTGAAGGCATTGCCGTATTCCTGAGAGCCCATGTCCTGGCCATATCGAGTGGCAGCCCTGAGAGCCCCACCGGAGATCAGACCACCTCGAGCAGCAGCCGAGCGGTCGAGAGCCTTCTGGCCTTCTGAGACGCGGAACGCATAGCCCGGGTCTTGGTTGGCATTGAACTCACTGGCTCCGAATTTGAATGCACCCGGCTGGGCAAACTCGCCAGCCTGCATCTTCCCCAGAGCGTTGACGCCGGCATCGCGCCACGGTGTCTGGTCCTCACGGGTCTGCATGTACTGTTGGTACTGCATGTCCCCCGTGGCCTTGGCAGCATCTGCCTGGGTGTTGGCCGCAGCTTTTTGTCCTTGAGAACTGAGGGCGGCCCCACCCAAGATGGCCCCACCTATCAACCATGTTCCGGCACTAATTCCTGCGCTCATTTTGTAATCCTCTCTCTAGGAGAAAACCCGGCACCGTTCACACTCATCGCTTGCCGGTAGTCAACTGTAATTTCGTCACCGCTCTGGATATCCTTGATCGCCAGGGCCACCAGACCACCATCCTTGGAAGACGTGAACACGATATTAGCCTTGCACGAGTGATTGATCAACCACCCAGCAGGAGTTCTCTTGTCACCAATCCGAATGTCGACCACCTTGCCGCCAAGGGGGATGTCGACACAGGCGAATGTTCCGGTCCCGTGCAGATCTGATGGGGCGAACCTGACAAGGAGGGGCTCATCGGGAAACTCTGTCCGGTCATCCGTATTATCGACGAGTTGGCGCACAAGTGCCTCATTGAATCCGTACTCGTCCAGAAACTTCTGGTAGTCCTCTTGGTCAGCGAGTCGCAGGTTGTTCTTGAGTTGCACGTTGTCCCGCCCACCAATGAGTTGGGAGTTGGTGGACTCGGTGATCTCGAACATGATCTTGTCCAGATCTGTCTCATCTCCGACGAGGTGGTATGTCGTCCAGACCGTCGTCTCCAGTGCATACCCGACACGCTTGGTGCCAGGCTTCGAGATGATCGTGTACGGGGCGCTGACCGTCTTCATCCCCTCGTCGGTGGAGACCATGAGCCGGCCCTGGGACACGGTACACAGGTGCTCATGCCGATGGACTGCCCCAGTGAGCACCACGCCCGCTGGGATTGTCATCTCCCGCGCATAGATGCCGCCGGCGAAGTAGTGCCTGACAGGGCAGTCGACCTGGGGCAACTCATTGATCTTGTCCTCGAGCACGAAGACCTTCTCGAGCATGGTCTTCTCTGCGGGAGCAAACCCTTCACCGTAGGTCACGTTCATTGTGGACCCTTCAGGAACTGCTGCCATGCAGACAAGACCAAGAACCCCAGCACCCCGAGGCCAGCCCACTTGGCGCCGGCAATCCGCATCTCCTGCCAAAACTTGGCCTTCTCTTCGGCCTGCTTAATCACAAGCTCGTGATGGAGACGATGGCCAGTCGGGTCACCCTCCGGGAACGCGGATGCCATCAAACCAGCGATCGATTCAGCAAGCTCTGTGGTCTCCATCGTCATGTGTTGGGTCAGCTTGTCATCCAACGCTTTTTGGCTGACGTGGATCTGCTTGACAAGTTCCAGGAGGACTGGCATTGGGGAATCCTTACGACGGTCACTGAAACTATCTGCAAGAGGGCTGAAGTCGCTGCTCATGTGTTACTTCTCCGCGAGGGCAGTGGTTGTAACCTCACGAAGTGCCAACATCAAAACCGGCCAGAACATGAGGGCGTAGGGGCGATACCACGCCGGGAAGTACTGGCTGAAGTAGCCACCTTGGGCGTCCATCACGGTAAGGACTGCACCGATGATAGCTGCCCAATAGGTCTTGGATTTGAGGCGTTGAATCAGGATATCCATGTTAGTCCTTAAACAGAAGTGACGGTTTCCCATGCTGTGGCCCCACCGATGCGTAATTTGTTCAGCGTGGTATCAAAGTACATGGCACCCTTGACGTAAGCAGGTGCAGATGCCGTAGCCGACATTCTTGGGCTGATCGTTCCATTACTGGTGATGTTGCCAAAAAGTTTAACAAGGCCGATTTGAGACGTGGCAGACGAGGCATTATCGTTGAAGCATTGAATCCAAGTGTTTTCAGACAAAGCTACAAACGTGTATTCAAATACGCCAGTCGTAGTTAGATATCCAGCATTTATGAGGTTAAACGAACCCGGACCAGTTGACCCAACCCGCACAATATTTCTGGATGCTGCCCCGGTAATTGTGACCTGTAGGGTGTAGGAGTTACCTTTGACCGTCGTTATCTTTTGTCCTGCACTTGTGCCGGCAGGCAATGACAAAATATTAGCAGCGATGCTTGCAGTCAAATATAAAGTCCAGATACTTGAATCAGCAAAGTTACCGTTCAGTACCATATCCTTGCCTGATGTGGCTGGGGCAATAGGTGCGTAATCAAGCAAGGAAGAATACCGAAAAGCTTGGCAGTCTAGATCGTAGATCTTGTTATTTTGAGGGTTGGCTTGATAAAGAGCACCCGCAACATTTTGCTCAGAATCTCCACCAAATATCGAAATAGCAGATAACGGACCCAAATTAATTCCGTACCCTGTGTTGCTCTCAGCCAAAGGCCTGATGATTGTGGTCCAAGCACTTTGGTTTACATACAGACCATGAAGGGTATTGTTTTGCACCAGAGGATGCGTGATGATCCCAGCGTTCGCGTTCGAGGGGAGAGTCGCATCGCCATCACTAATGTGTATTCCATACCGACCGTTAATCGAAGCCGACGGGCTAATCAATTGGAAACTATTTGCATTGATACCAGATCCCGGAGTATCTGAACCTACTCGGATGCCGTCTTGTCCACATCCTTGCACATAAGGCTTATCCAAAATTACGTTGTTGGCAAGGATGGTATATCCGTTACCTGTGTTTCCAACGACCCCCACAATACCACCACGTTCGATCAAAGTGTTTGTAGCAGTAATCGTGACAAGATCAGCATGGACCGACGCGGCCTTAATCAAATATGACTTTGGCAGTGACCCAGACGAGTTGCCGGGAGCACCCTGAAACGACCAGTACTCCTTCACTGATATGGTCAATGCCGCGTCAATGAGGGGAGTACCGTAAATGAGTAGAGCAGTTTTTGCGGTGACTGCTGCTGCTCTTGCGAGATTGAATGCGGTAGTGTCTACGGTAACACCGTCTCCCACCACCCCATAATCTAACGTGGACACCGGAGCGCCAAGTATCATGGAATTGGTGAGTAAGTTGCTTATACTTCCTGTGACCATCGCTGGATCGACTTTTGTGAGGCTCATTTCAATTCCTTAAATTCTGTAAGAGACAGTGAAAATCATTCTGATCGTAGACAATGAGACATTAGTCATTGCAGTGCTTCCACTTCCTGTTAGTCCGTATAGGATTATGGAAGCACCCCCTGTAACACCCGAGAATCTGGATGCGTACCCCGTGTAATGCACATTCATTCCACCACCGTTGCTGGCACTATTGAAAGGTAACCCGCTAAGTATTGCGGCACTTGCACTTGCTGTGACGGGGTAGGTAATATCTCCGGTTAGGAACACAGTTCGACCTGTTCGAGTGTATGAAGCTGATGTAACGGTCAAGATTAAACCTGCCCCGCTACCATCAGTAGGGGTCCAAGTACCTTCTTCGTAATTAGCTAATAATTGGCTGGTCATCCCGGCAGTGGGGGTCACTGCGGAGAAGTCAATGCCCTTACCTGAAGTCGACGGGACAAAATTACCAGATAACGCTTTAAGATCTCCACTAGCCAACAAACTAAGTTTATCGACACCGCTGATCGCCCAGTTATATGTGCCACCATTAGCTTGGTTGAACTGAAACTTATCTGTCGCAGCATAGCTTATTTCGTTGTACGTGGCATTATCGGAACGGTAGAGTCGTTGCACACCACCAGCGCGCACCCAAGAGCCAGCCATACTGACCGTTCGACCCTCAGTGAGATTTGCGACGCTTACCTGCTTCGTGCCCGTACTATCCCAAACTGGGACAAGCTCAGTCCCGGCCAGCGGAGTCGTGGCCACAGTAAGGTCGGGGATGCGCTTATTGGTCATAGGTTATACCAACATGAAGTTACCGTAAATACGAACGCTACTATTTGTTGCAACCCAAGCTGGGCAATAACCATTTGTGCCCGATACAACCCCTGTACCTATAGTTGTTACACCGCTATCGAATTGTGCTGTAAATGGACTCACTGATGGATTACCAGTCGCAGGAATTCCATTGAAGAATGTTGCCCCGCCACCTGCACTAGAAGTCGTACAAGTTCCAGTTACTACAATGCTGACCTCCCAGAACATCATATTGCCTTCGATATGGTACTTTCCTGAGTAGGTTGCTCCACCGGTTCCATTGACAACAGTTAATCCAGTGAATACGGGCACCCATGTTCCCGCTCCGTAACCAACATTTGCTGACACCTGCGAGGTGATGGCACAGTTCGGTGATTTGTCGAAGTTATTAGCTACAAGCTGAAGCAAAACACCCACTGCTGAAATTGAGTAAGTTCCGACAGAATTAGTGAAATAATTACCCTTCCAAATGGATGCTGACGCAACTACTGCACAGGTAGTGCCATTGAAACCATTGAAGTAATTATCGGTGAATACCGTACCAGAACAACCTGTGCCCATTTGGATATTTATCGCAAAAGCACCAACTTGGTTTTCAGTAATTTGGTTTCCTGCGGCCCCATTACCTATATAGATACCGACTGTTCCTGTATTAGCGACATAGGTAGTTTCGCAGACCAGTGAATTCCCGGATATTGTTATTCCAGTGCATCCAGAAGCAGAAGTTGTTGTGTCCAGCCAAATCCCATAGCCGGGGTCAGCGAGGATATATCGACGTGAATAGATGGTGTTGTCTTGGATGATGTGCCCACCTTGATGTCCGGCTCCTCCGGAAATCTTTATTGCGGCTTGTTCATGCTCTTCAAAATGACAACGAATAATTCTTGCGTTATCACTTGCTCCAGTACTAGAGATATTTATACCTATCTGACAAGTATCGGCCCAGCAATCTACAAACCTAGCCCAGCGAGATAAACACTCAAAACCATTAGCACCAGCACCAAGTGTGTAACAGTTATAGAAATAGTTATGGTACGAATTCCCTGTCGCATCCCCCGTTACAAAACCATGTCCTCCTATATTGAGAACCCGACACCGTCTGAAGATGACATTTGAAGCATTGGCCAATAGAAAACCATTACCTGCTGGATAGGTGGCTTTATCCGCAATAATTGTGATGTTCTCAAAGACGTTGCTACTGTCGTGGCCTACAACGCCTGTCATTGTGATGGTGTTGCCGGAAAATGCCGGGACAATTGCAGTCCCAAAGTCATATACAGAACCAGACCATGACCCCTGTAAAACTCCAAGCAGTGATACTTTCGGTGGAACCACAAGGGTAGCAGTGGTCTTATATTGTCCGACAGGAAATAATACTAGCCCGCCCATTGTCGTGAATGAATTCAAGGCAGCTTGGATGCCAAGTGTGCTATCAACCACGCCTGTCGGATCAACTCGAACACCGGACACGCCATTCGCATAAAAATCCAATACACTCACACTTTCCCGCAGCTTGGCTTGAACTGTGGTGGTATCTGCCCCAGCGCCAGCGGGCAAGTAGGTCACCAAGTCCGAGCTTGTCGCAGCGGAGTTGATATTGATGAACTTGACCACTGCGCCGACATGAAGACCAGACACGAAAGTCACAGTCGTGGCGCTAGTCTCGACATATGAATTGTTGACAACCTGATTCACACCGTCGATATACACGCCCAAGGTGTGAGTAGTCGGGGTGTATACCATCGAAGTTAGGGTGAAACTCGTCTGCCCCGCAGTTGCGATCTGCACTTCGGTCACCGCAGTCTCAGCACCAGCGGAGTACCCGTAGATGTTGTCGTAGGTGCCAATGAGCGTATCGTTCGAGGATTTCAGGATGAACAGGTACGCCTGCGCCGAGGTCAGCCAGATCTCGCCGCCAGGTATGCGCCCAGTGGAGTCCAGAATGATCGGGTTGGAGTGAGCAACAAGACCACTGGCCGATGTGTAGCAAGCCTTGGGTGTGGTTGTCCCTGCCTCGTAGGTATAGATCTTGCCGCCGGCGAGGGGGACGCCACCGCTGTTGAAGAACTGGCTTGCAGCGCCGCCAATGGGGGATAGGGAGACAGACATGTGGCTTTCCTTCGTTACGTCACTTCACGGCCGGAAGCGCGGATGTTGATGCTGGTGGCAGTGCCTGCGATGGTGGAGATGAACCCACTGGCCATGATCACCTGACCCACCAACTCGGGGAAAGTGTAGACCTCGGCCGGTTGCAGTGTCTTGGTCTTGGTGATCAAGTTCTGGTTGCCCGCAGTGTCGGCAGCAGTGACCAGGTTGACGCTGATCGTGGCGGCCACAGCACTGTAATTGGTGGCAGTGAACTTGTCCAGGATCGTGGTGACACCGGTGGCCGTGTACTGGGTGGTCTGGGTTGCTTCCGCAATCTTCGCGGGGATAAGGACTTTTACGGTGACGGTCAAGATTATTCTCCTTCATTCCAGTAATAGGAAACTGCCCATGTCCGAGGGGATAGTCGGCTGCACGGCAAGGTTGTTCACAAGGTCATTCACAGTCTGCTGCAATTGACCAACGGTTGCAATCAGTTGGGCCTGCTGGTAGGCGTCATCAAAGTTCGGCACAGCCACTGGGATCAACTCAACTGAGTCACTAGTAATTGACACTTCGATTGGAGGCACAAGCTGCAGATCTTCCAAACTCGTCGTGTTGACGCCACCACCGGTCAAAGTGAACAGGTTCAGTAGGAACCGATACCACTCCCGTGAGATCAAGCCCGTCTTCTCATCGATGAACGGCACCCGAGGGGCTGGGATGTTGGTGATGTTAAGCATTGGTCTGTGCGGCGTGTAGCTCGGCACCCATTATCGTGATCTTCACCGGGTCGGTGCCAGATATCTCGTACACGCGGTCGCGCAGCTTCTGAGTCATACCCAGCCGGCGCCAGATGGCGCGACGGCCATATTCACCAATCTTACCCACCGACACCCAGTGCTCATTCGACCAGGTGTGACCACCATCATCAGACCAGCGCAGCACGACCTGGGGGTCAGTGCCCTGCGTGATGCCGTCCAGACCGACACCGGTCTCCAGATCAAGCTGCAAACTGTGCTGGGTGGTACGGACCAAGATGTTCTGGCCAGGAGGGATCGCTCTCCAAGATCTGGTCCACTTTTGAGTTGCACCATTGTCGGCGTAAACCTCCATGTCGAATGCATACAGGTTGCCGTTCTCGTAGTCGCCCACAACAATCTCGCCATTGAACTGGTCTTGGCAGTTCGCACGATGGCGGGCAAACGTACCATTGGAGAACGATGCCCGCTCATGCCATGCCTGGGTGGACACATCGTAGACCCATGTGGTGTCAGCACTGGGGAAGTTCAGCACATAGAACGAGTGGCCTTCTTGCTGGTAGGTGTAGCCCACTGCGTCCGAGATATTTGCATACTGCTGAATCTGCCACTCCACTGCATGGGTCGAGATCCGCACACCAGTGTAGCCATTGGATCGGTACACAATGCCCTTGCCGCGGGCGTCGGAGCCCAGCCAGAACAGACCATTGTCGAGTTTGGCAAGCGAGTATGCAGCAGCGCACCCAATCTCGTTGAAGGCGCCTTGGATGCGGGACAGTGGGAAGTCGGCGCCACCGGCGTCATACCAGACCTCGACTGAGTTGGTGCCGAAGAGCCAAGTCTCGCGGTGGTCCACGATGAGGGCCACTAGGCCATCAGGAGAGCCTTCAGCACTCGCGAAGTCGAGTGGGTCAACGGCTGTGCCATCCAACAGGCTAGTCACCCAGAATCGCTGGCTATTGGGCTCATTGAACACAAAATACCCGTCGATATACCCAACGGTGACGGCACCGGGGAAGTCGGGGTCAGTGATCTGGGCAAAGGCGAGTGTGGTCGCGTTGTAGATGTAGCTGGGGCCATTGGCAGCGATGAACAACTGGGTGCCGTTGTCGGCCATGCTGACCTGGCTGGTCCCGGCAATCGTGCCAAGCAAGGTCGCAGTGTAGAGCGAGTCGAGTTTGTAAAGCTCAGTGCCGCTGACCACATACAGATAGCCACCGAAGGACCACGTTCCCCGACTGGGTCCGGTGCCGATGGTGCCGAGGAACCGCAGTCCCGGCGCACGACTCAGGAACCCAGGGTCTTTCCCACCCTCTGGCACAGCCTCGGGGAACAAATTTATCATGCGGTTATCCGCAGCATTGACACTGCGGGCCACATAGGATGAGCCGAGTATCGGGGTGTGCATCAATAGTTACCGGCGTAGACGTTGAACCGCTGACGAGTGGCCACGATCGCATACGGCATGGACATCACACCATCGTCGACGTTGATGCGCTTGAGGTTGCGCTTGGATGTGATTGCGATGCGCGACACGGTGGCCGATGGCTCAACACCGAACTCGGCTGCAATCTCGCAGGCCAGGTTGTACTTGAATGCCCGCAGGTAACCCGGTGGGAATGCCAGGGTGGTGGCCAGGGTGGCCGGCTGGCTCAGTTCCTGCGCCGAGATGATATGCCACTCCAGATCCCGCGTGGGCACGGGGTAGATGGTCAGCGTGATGTCGGGGACATTCATGTTGAGCCACAGAACCTGGGGGTAGGTGGATGTGACTGTCTTCACGGCAATACCGTTGTACTGCTCCTGATTGATGATCTTGATACCGAACGACACATTGGTGCCCGGGTCACGATAGTAGGTGGAGTCTTCCACCTCGACCGGACGGGAGCCAACAAAGTCGCCACTGGGTCCGAGGGTTCGGGAAAGTTGACCAGCCGGCCAGGTGAATGTCTGGTCGATGGTCGTGTAGATCATCAGGTGCTCGGTCGACCACGAGTCGAGCATCTGGGTCATTGCATTGAGAGCGTCTTGGGACGTATCAGCAGAGGGAGTCTCGCCTTCAGCCAGAACACCTAACAACCGCAGCGCGGCATTTATTTGATCTCCGGCAGTGGTGGACATGATTAGACTCCTTCGGGGACAGACTCAACTTTTCGGTTCTTGCGCCTCAACCTGAGAGTATTCTCGGATGCCACTTCTTCGGGTGCCGAAGGTGTATCGGGATTGTAGCGCACCCAACCATTTTTTTCATCATATTCGGCCTCGGCCTCCATTGTGGCAACCTTGGAACCGTGGATGAAATGCTTTAGATAAATTGCGGCCATATTGAAAATGGCCCCGAAGGGCCATCTCTTCGATCAGCGATTAACCGATGCGCCAGGCTGCACCATCGCAGAACACTGGGACAGTATTGGCACCACCAGCAGCCACAGCGGCGCCGATACCGGCGGTCAGTGCAGCGTTGGAGTTGTTGACCACCATACGCATTCCTGCGATGGCAGCACTAGCGGTCGGCAGGAGCGCCACCGTAGTCGGAGTGAAGGTTGCACTTTCGAGTTGGGGGTCCACGAAAGCCACACCAGTTGCTTTGGTATTGGGCATGTTTGATCCTTAAGGAGAAGGGCCGAAGCCCCTCAATTAAACAATGCGGTATGCAACCCAAGTAGCGGCAGCAGTGCGACGGAAGCGGAACTGACCAGATGCGCCAGCAGCAGCAGTCGGGAAGGTTGCCTGACCAACGATGCTGACACCAGTGCTTGCAACAGCAGTGATCACACCTGTGGACGTACCCAAGTTGACAATCACCAGATCGAACGTAGATCCGATTTTGGCGTTGGTCATCACCGCATCAATTGCGGCGCCCGTGGGGAACGTGTAGGAAGCAGCAGTCGTAGACGGATTGCCGACGAGAATGCCACCAGTAACTTGGGCAGCGGTCAGAGTTGCAGTTGCAGTTGCCGTCTGAACGTCAGCTTGCTCACCGAGCCAGATTTCGTTCAGATTGCCATCACCAAGTTGCGAACCACCACCAATGGAAGGAAGAGCCATGATATTTTCTCCAAATAAAGTTCAAGAAGGGGCCGAAGCCCCATCAGATTAACCCCAGAGGCGGGCAGCCATTTGAGGACGAATTGCAGCGTAGCCGTAGAGTACGTCGATCCGGCAGGGCATACGATCGTTGTTGATGTCGTACTGACGAACAACGCGCAGGCTGATACCGTTGTGGACGGCACGGCTGGCCATATCGACACCCTGGGGCAGCAACAGGTCGGCGGTAGCGAAGGTAATGGCGTCCTTGTGATACACCAAGTTCTGTGGGTACTGGCTGGAAGCAGAGCCAACCCAAGTCACGGTGCCGCCGGATGCAGGGAATGCATCGATGGTGGCCAGTGCATGAGCACCGGTGTACATGGGTGGGTAGATCGCAGTAGCAGTCGTTGCACCACCACCAGAGGCAGTGTCAGCAGCGGTCACAACAAACTGCTGCAGTGAGCCAGTGGACTCACGGGTCTGTGGGTTCACAGCGTACACGCCGGAGACAGTGAACACGTCACCAACTGCCACTGTGCCCGATGCGCCCAGACCGGCCAGAGCGATGGTGGACTGACCTTGAGTCGCCACGGTCGTACCCACGGTGCCGTTGGTACGGCTGCCGGTGGTATGCACCTTGATCGACTGGGACATGTTCACTTCGTCAAAGCCCAGAACGCCAGTACCCATCATGCCGTTGCGGAACTGCTTGGACACGGTGTCAGTGGGGTTGAACAGACCCTTCATACCTTCGACCAAACCAGCGTTTGCAGCGGGGTTGACGGTGGCGTAACGGGGCGACATGCCGGCAGCTTGCTCATTGAGCTTTTGCTGGGCTTGCAGCAGGACCAGCGAGGTGGCGGGCGTGGTGCCAGGAGTGCCGACAGAAGCAGCGATGCTCTTGTATGCGTTGGCCACGTCAGCGTCGATGCTGGATGCGAGTTGGCTGATACGGGGTTTCAACACACGGTCAGCAAAGTCGTCCAACTGCATCGTCAGTTCAGCAGTGGTGAAGTTGATGCCGATGTGCTTCTGGCTGGAGACAGACAGAGTGGTGTACTGCTCGTTGTCGTCCTGGACTTGCAGGGCGGCACCGTCAGTGACCAGAGCGCGGTCAGGCAGGCGAATACGCAGGGTGGTGCCGATCTTGGCGCCTTCGGTCGCAAAGCTGTCGTCGTACTGACGATTCACGTTGCGGGTCAGAACAAGGTTGTTCTCGAGGATCTCGAGACTCTTGCGGGTGATCATATCGATCGTTAGGATGCTATTAGACATGATGTCCTTTCAATGGTTTAGCGGCGCTGCGCTTCCAACTTACGGGTCTGGCGAATGCGTTCAGCTTCAATCCACTCCGACGTACTCATTGACTTGACTGACCGTGGGTCTGTCGTGTCATACGTCGGGTTTCCCGAAGCTCGTGCGTTCACCGGAACAATAGGTGCTGGCGCAGAAGTTGTTTTCTTCACCGGAGGAGCCTCGACCAATTTGGCCTCGATTCTTCCAATTTCCTTTGCCTGTGCGAAAGGCTGCAGGCGAGAAATACGCTCCGCTTCCTTGGGATTCGCGCCGAGGTAGTAAGCCACATCGGGGCCAATCTCTGAAGACTGGATCGTCTCAGCCATCACGTCAGTGATTCGGACTTTCGGGTTGTAGGCGACTTGCTCGAAGTCATCGTACTTTGCCCGTGCTTCCTCTTCACGTTCATGGTAGCTGTCAAGAACCGTGGCCTTTTGCTTCGCGGCATCCCGTTTGGCAATCAACTCTTCTGCCTTCTTGAGTGCCAGTGCTTCCGCATAGGCGTCAGGAGACTCAAATTGATCGATCGGCGGCACATCCGCGGGCGCTTTCAGGACTTGCTGGTCGGCTTGTCGCTGGGCCTGCTCTCGTTCCCACTTACGTTGCTCTCTTGCGAGGCGTTTGCCAATGGCTGCATCAAGTTCCTCTTGCGAGAATGTCTTGGGTGCTGACTCTGGCGTCTCCGGCGATTTAACTTCAGCGTCAGGTGTGGCCGTCACATCCTGTTCTGGCGCGGGTGCTTCCGCTAAGTCTTGTAAGACTTCATCTGTCATGTTGAATCCTAAGATTCCCTGGTGAAACGCACCAGTACGTTGATATTCTCACATTATGCAGTGAGTGATGCAACTTTTTCCTGGAATGCGCGAATCCGCGCTTCCAGTGCGCTGGCCTGGTCTTCCAGGTCAGAGCGTAATTTGATGTTCTTGGCTTCGAGTTGGGCCACATTGGCCTCGGCAGCAGCCACACGGTCTTCGCGGGTCTGAACATCGATGTCCCGTTGAGTCAGTTCGTCACTGATCATCTTCTCACGGGAGTCGAGGGATGCTTCACGGGCGTCCAATGCGGCCTTCTTGGCCTTGACCTTGGCGGCATCGTCTTTGGCGTCATTCAGGATGACCAGGGCTTCGGCGCGGGCACTGGCCAATTCGCCGGCCGCAGCATCGCGGTCAGCCAATGCGAGTTGGGCGGCGCTGATGGCACCCTGGCGCACAGCCAGTTCGTCACGCACCTCAACCATCTGGCGCAGATCGCCAGGGAACTGGTTGACGATGTACTCGAGGAATTTGGCAGGATCGATACCGCCGGGTGCGTCATTGACGTTCATGGTGGTCCCTATGCGTAGTAGGTGATGTTGAGTTTGGCGCTTGCAGCAGACTCGATGAATCGGATCTTGCTCAGATCACCATCGTATTGCAGCGTGGCGCCAGCAGCCAATGGCATACCAACAGTGCCAGTGGGTGCCACATCGTCATCGCGCCAGCGAACGGCTTGAGCCTCGGCTGTGATGATTGCGATGGAGGGTTTGCAGGCCAGTCCATTCAGATCAGTTTGGGGGACCGTCAGACCCACAGAGGCAGTCAATGCGGTGATTTGCTGGTAGCCCAGGCGAGTGGTTACAGCTTTGAGGGTGAGTGCCATTAGTGTCTTTCAGTGAATGGACGTAGTGCGATTATTGTATCGCCGGCGCCCACAGTCAAGGTGCCGACGTAAATGCCACCTGGGCCGTAGTGTACACCGTCCCGAACGTCAGATGGGTCAGGATAAACAGTGCCTCTGGCAGCAGACCCAACGAGGATAGCCCCATCGGCAACAAGTACCCCAGTGGCAGTATGGGTGGTGGCCACATGGCCCGATCGAGCCGCAGTGCCGGCCAATGTGGCACCGGCGCCAGTCAGTGTGCCGGAGGACGGGTGAGCGCGGAATCTGGCAGCAGTGCCGGTGAGTGTGGCGCCCGCGCCGGCCAGCACACCGGTGGCCGCATGGACGCGGAATCGAAGGGCAGTGCCCGCCAGGGTGGCGCCGGCTCCAGTCAGGACACCGGTAGCGGCATGGGTTACCGCTCCAGTAGACCGAGCCGCGGTGCCCGATAAAGTGGCGCCGCCGCCAGTGAGGACACCCGTAGCTGCGTGGGTGAGCGCCGCGCTGTCAATCTGAAAGGCGTTCTGTTGGAAAGAACCAGACTGAAACGCAGTGGTCACGTCACACCTTTGTCAGTTTGGCAGCACCCTTGTGCCGGTTGATAACGTACCACACGGCTGCCTGAGAAACACCATATTTTCGGGCAAGCCAACTCTGGCTCTCACCCTTTTTATAGCTGCCTGGCACATGAGTCTTGAGTATCTCAGCAACTTGCCAATCACGCAAACGAGCAGCACCTGCACGTTCGCCAATGGCAATACCCAATCGTTCAGATGATTTTTTCAGAACCTCATCGATTTTGGCAGATCTTCGTGCCCCCATCAATGGTTGCAACATCAGCATGATATCTCGGGCCTGCTGCCCAAATACCTCGACCCGATACACAGGTTTCCAACCCTCTTTTCTGGGTGGGACATCGTATACAGGCTTTCCCCACATATCAGCGACTCTCTGAATTATGTCTTGATCTGTCATAGACAGGGATATTTTTGGGGTTCGATTGAATGCAAAACATCCCTCTCCCTCCAAGAGTCCCGCCAGCCACCCACAAGTTTGTTCGTTCATTCACGAATTATAACTTAGTAAGAGAGGCATGTAAATCTTGGCAGGCGTCTTTGTAATTCTGGAGCGCAAACTGGATGTATTCTTGATTGCGATTGGACAGTTCTGGAGTGAAACTATACCCCCAAGTGGCCTGGAAATCACAGTCGTAGCCGTCCTTGTTCCACTTTTTGTCGGTGTGCGGCGCCTGGGTGGCCCGCCACTCTTTGGACAGGTAGTAGAAGGACATTTCAGCCACTGGCGGCCACTGGTGCGTTGGGTCACCATACGCACGATTGCTGGCCCAGTGGGGAGTAATGATTGTGGCCTTTGCGCCGGGTTTCAGCACACGGCATAGCTCATTGTAAAAATGCACCCGCTCCGATGCGGTGAGGTGCTCCACAAAATGAGAAGAGTGCGCCTCCTCGATAGACGAATCCGCAAACGGCCATTTCGTAGTGCCAATCTTGAGGACCGTGTCCACGCCTTCCATTTTGTACTGATCGACACCATGAAAACCTTCTCTTTTCTTGGAGCCGCATCCGATGTCCAGCTTCGTGGGAGCAACCTTTTTCACCATACCATGTCGGGAATCCCGCCTCGTTTGCCGTCCAGGTCGTAGTGTCCGACCTTAACTGATGTGTCAATAGCGCAGCGATAGCCGAGCTTCCGTGCATTGGACCAGAAGGCCAAATCTTGCGTGGCCACGCCACCCTGGGTCTTGGTCTCGAACAGGGGCCGCGGGAGTGCCTTGTCCTTGAACATCGACATGCGCCACAAGTTGAACCCCATGCCGGTGCCGCAGCACTCTTGCACTGTGTTTGGGATTGGGATCTGTGGCCGGAAGTTCAGCACTGGGTCTTTGGGGTCACCCCAGATCTGCGCCGCGCCGCCCGGCCCCTGAGTGAAGTAGAGGCCACCGATGCAGGCATATTCAGGGTGCTTCTCCATCGACTCCATCAGCTTCACGATCCCGTCGCCCGGGGGCAGGTTGTCGTGTTCCAGGGTCAGGATGTATTTCCAGTTGGACAGGTCCGGATTGGCCAAGATGCTTTCGATAGCTGTCGAAAATGCATGTCCAACCTCCATTCCCACCGCAAAGAGGCGCACAAACTTTGCATTCGGGGGTGAATACAGGTTCATCCATGATGCCACCGCCTTGGTTGGAATCGAGCCAAAACACGGCACGATCATCACGCACGACAAGTCCTTGTAGCCACCATTTTTGGACAAGCGGCTGATAGTCTTGGTCAGGTCTGCGTTGTGCTCACCACCGTTGTAGCTCGATATGATTTGGGGTTCCATTAAACGTCCAATTGCAAATACATCCGAGCCTGACCCACCTGATTCGTCAGACCGCTCAAGGCCAACGTATTAGGTAACCCGGCAGATGTCACCGAATAAACACCCTGCGCCCAATCACCCACACGGCTGGCAGCGGAGATCGAGATACCGTCAGCGGGGCTGATCCGACCGACTGACAAATTGGTGTAGTTGGTCATGTCCTTGAACGCAATCCGCAAAGCACCAGTATTGCCGGTTGTGGCAGAACTGATGTTCATGGCGAATGCGTAATTTCCACCCGCGGTGATTGTGCTCGAGAACGGCATGTACATGTGCTTGAAGCCGGACAGAGCCGACATATTCACAGTCCCCGCACTGCTGTTGGTGACACTTGCCGCGCCCTGGCTAACTGTGAACCCGGCACTCAGGTTGCTTGAGTAGCTGGCCTGCATGAACATCCGAGAGGACGCAATCAGTTGGTAGATTGAGGTGCTTGCACCAGTGCCGATCGAATAGAGCCCATAGTCAATGGTGTACGCCCCCTGCACGGACAATGCACTCGACACTGTCGACAGAGACGCCCGACGCTCGAAGTTGTTGAAACTTGCATTCACAGGCATCAGGAACTTTTGCATGTAGATGCTGTTCTGCCCCAATGTCGTGAATGTGGTGGCATTGTTTAGCTGGAATATCTCGTACCCGCCAATAGTGTTTGCACCACCTCCACCGCCGCCCGCGGGCGCATAGATGGACAATGACGCACTGTTCCCATTCACTGACTGAGACAGTGTGATATTTGTGTTGCCTTCGAAGAACACGATCTGACTTGCTACCAGCCCCGTAGTACCCAGTGCATCCGTACTCACACCAGCGTTAAAACCGCCACCACCCGCACCATTCGTAATGAAAGGAGGCCATGCAACAGAAAGACCAGCCGTGTTCTGCGTTACACCTACAGTGGTTCCCGCTTGGGTTGTCGAGGTGTAGCCAGTGCCAGCAATATTTCCCGAGGCTGCTGTTTGGTTGGTCTGGGCAGCAAAGGTCGTGATGAACGGTGGCACACCAATCGTGGCACCCACGGAGTTGGCAGTGCCCACGACGATGTTGCTTCCGTTTGTCGTGGTGGTCGCAAAGTTGTGGCTGTGGGTGCTGTTCGCGCCCGTGGTCAGGTAGCTGGGCACAGCCATCAGCAGACCGGCACTATTTTGTGTGGCCGCAACGACAGCACCGGCGACGGTGGTCGTGGTAAACCCGGCGCCGACAATGTTGCCGCTGGCCTGGGTCTGAACGGTCTGGGCGACAGTGTTCGGGCCGATGACGGTCACACCGTTCGAGGAGGCCGACAGAGTGATGTTGTTGCCACCAGCCCAGATGATGTCCGAGCCGCTGATCTGCGAGGTGCCCGCAGTGTTGCCGCCAATGTTCAGGACTTGGTTGTGGGCTGAGTTCCAGTCACTGGGTCGGACTACAGATGTGGCCGTTCCATCCGCTACCGTTTGCGAGTATGCGTGGATGATGGACATATTAGGCCGGCAGTGCGGTGTATGTCAGGCTCGAGCAAGAAACAGTGTCACCGCTGGCCACTGTGAGACCGTTGGAGAGGTTGATGTCGCCGGCAGCAGCGGTCACAGCACAGTGGATCACCAGAGTCCCACCCGATGTTTCCAAGGTGGCGGTGGCGACGGCCGCGGCGTTTCCGGTGGCGTTCGTGTCACTGGAGATGGCGTTGGCGGTTGCTGTTCCGCTGGCAGAGGCACCGAATGCGGTGGCTGACAGCGGCAATGTGGCCACCGCAGTACCCGGTGCGCCAACTGTCCCGGTGAGACGAAATTTGAGATTACCACTGGCCCCAATGAGCGCCGTGACGGCATCAGTCGCAGCGTTGCGGGCTGCTGTCGTGTGTGTTACTGCCATTTTGGAGTTCCTTCAATTTGTCTTCATCGAGGTGGCCGATGAGGTCATACTTCTCGACCAAACCGGTTTCCTTGCGTGTGATCTCCACCGTGAAACGAAGTTCGGCCTTCTGACCCTGGAGTTCGCTCATTGTGGCATACCTTGGTCGGGTTGTGGGGGTCGGGCAACGTCCATCTCACCAGGCTCGATCGACACCGGCTCATCCGATTCGGGCAGTCCTTCAGCCAGGATCTGGCGAATGAACTCTTTGGTGACCAACTGGATGTCGGCCGACACCGGGGCATTGGCCGCGGCATTGGACAGAGCAGTGAGTCGCTTGGTCTCGGCGTCATACGCCTGCAGGTCAGCCTTGAACTTGTCGTTGTCGAGGGTCTGGGCCTCCATCGACTTGCTGAAGTTCTTGATGATCCCGTGCATCTGCTCCATTTCCTGACCCATCTGCTGCATCTGCTGCTGGGCGGCGGCCAGGGCCGGGTTGTCTTGTGCATCGTCCATGATCTTGGGATCGATGGTGCGGGCAAAGCGTTTGGACATCTCCTGGGCGCCCGGCCAGTCCATATTCTTGACAAACAGGTCGCCGGCGATCTTCCAGAGGTCTGGATTGCCTTGGAGCAATTGGGCCATTGCCTCGAGTGCCTCTTGGCGCTTGGTGGCGTAGCCTGGGCCAGTGGTCACGCAGACATCGTACTTGCCAACGGACGGGTTGTAGATCTTCTCGATCACGTTGCCAGCCTGGTCAGTGATCTTCTTCACCGGCTCGGGCTGGGCTGGGTTGATCTTGACCATGTCGGCTTCGCCATCCTCTCCGATGATCCGTGCGATGCGCTCGGTGTCGTAGATTTTGGGGATCAGATCCACCAGTTGGCGAGTAACATTGCGAACAGCGCGGGCCAGATTATCCACATAGTGATAGGTTCCTGTGTCACCCTCTTTTTGGCGGGCGAGAATGGCTTTACCGGAGCGTTCGTTGCCCTGCATACCCAGCGAAGCGTCGAACTGGCCGGTTGTGGCCTTGATATCCTCGGATGCACCCATCTTGGCCTGCAGCAGACCACTTGATGCCATCGGGGGCTGGGCACGTTGGGGCAGCGGCAGCATGTTGCCGGCCGCATCCGTAACGTCAGGATTGACCTCCAAATAGGGCCAATTGTTGGTGTTTGCGGTCTTCCAGTGCGACTCGTAGCCCTCAAATTGGCCACCGTAGCCGATGAACGGAGCCTTGGGCGCCAGGGCCAGCATCTCAGCTTCCTGGGAGACCCAGTAGTTGTACATGCGCTGGGCATCCTTGGCATTACGCACCAGGCCAGACACAAAGATGCGCCCATCGACCTCGTACTCGTTGCCAACCACGCGGATCACGGGAATGTGCTTGCCGGCCCACTCCTGCTCCTCGAGGATCTCGTAGCCGTTGATCTTGCACCACTTCACCTTGCGCCGGTCAGCCTGGCGCGACTTGGTGGGTTTGGCGTAAAGCTGGCGCAGGTACTTGTCTTCGGGGGTGCCGTCGAATGCCGTGGCATTGCCCGGGTACAGGTTCAGCGTGGCACGGTCGTAGTCGACGTAGAAGTACTCGGCAATCCGAATGGTCTTCTCGTTCATCCACTGGGCCAGCGACTCATCACCCACGCCCAGCGACATCAGGGTGTTGGCCGGCGATGCATTGGGGTACAGGCGGGAGTAGTCTTCCTTGGTGATGTCTTCGGTGATGAAGCACCACTTGGCATCGGCGCCGCACGGGTCTTGGATCAGCGGGTCCATGTAGACGCTGAAGCTGTTCCTCACCCGGCCGATCTTGATGTCTTGGTTGAAGCTGTCGTCCGAGCAGTACTCGGTCAGGATGCGGATGTAGCCCTCGCCATAGGACACCTGGTTCTCGCAGGCAGTGTCGTAGGCCACGTCGGCGTCCGAGATGTACTCGATGTGGCGCACCATGCCGTCGTAGATCTCAGCCACGTCCACATCGGCCTTGTCGTCCACTGGGATCACTTTCCCACTGGGACGGTTCTGCCGCTGGTCGTTGGTGACTTGGCGAACGTGCTGGGGGAGTTTGTTGATGGTCAGGCAGGGGCGCGAGTTGATCGACTGTCCCTGCACCGCGCCACGGGTGGCCAGAACGTCGGCCGGCCACTGCCATTGATTGTCGGGACTGCCTGCGTAGAAGCGCAGATCGTCGAGTTCGTCTTCGCGGGACTCAGAATACGCCGAGATGGCGATATTCATGCGGTCACGGGCGACCGAGAGGATTTCTGCCTTTTTGTCGCTACCCTTGGCGCCACTGACGGTCAAGGACTGGACAGCATTTACACCAGAGTAGTCTTGGGGCATTATTTCTTCCTTGGAGCCACCTTGGCCTGGCGCTTGTCGGCAGCTTCTTCACGCTTGCTACCTTCTTTGCCCAGGGATTTCTTCTCAACGTCCTTGGTGGACTTCTCGAACGGTTTCGGTTTAGTGGCCATGATTAACTTCCCATCCATCCGGTTGAAACAGCGGCGCCAAGTTGCCTCGGTCGGCGCTCCTGCCGGTCATTGTACTGCTTATGCGCGACAGGGAAAGCAAAAGTTACGCACAGGGCGTCGGCCGCGTCGGGAGAAGCCAAACCGCGGGATTTCATCTCCTTTTTGCCCTCCAAGAAGATCGTGCCCTTGGAATCGGGCTTCTTCATTGGGCCAATCAGGTCGTTTTTGAGCCCCCGGTCGGTCGTAATTGCAGCAGTTTTGAGCCAATCGCGCATCAATCCCCACATCTCGGCCCTCTTATTCCCATACATGAGCGGAGTCTTCGATTTGGAGCCAAAGTTCACCCCTTTGACCTTGAACCGCTGCTCAGTGAGCCTATCGAGTATCCCATAGCCCAGGCCACCCTCGTCGATCACGGTCAAAACTGGCTTGTACTCGTCAATGGCGTCGATGACGTGGCCCACCACGGCCATTGTGTCCTCGCCTTTGTAGCGTTTGAGTGCGATCAGGTCGCGTCCCTGGCGCACACAGATCACGGTGCTGTCCATGCCACCCCGGGCCGGGTCAACCCCAATGACTATCGGGGCCGTTGGGTCTTTGTACTTCGGCCGTTTGAACGCATCCTCCACCAGCACGGGCGAGATGAACTGGTCCTCGCCGGCGGCCGGGAACTCACCATAGACCTCGACCCTGGCCTGGATCGAGTCTTCCCCGTACTCCTCGATGATCTGGTTGTAGACCGCCTGGTCGGTGCCCTCCACCGTTCTGGCGTCGATCACCTTGCCCTTCCAGAAGTCCCGTTTGGCGTGGAAGCACTCGAAGAAATACCCGGTGTTGCGCCGTGGGTTACTGAACGCCAGCCAGTACCTGTCCAGGATCTTCTCGGTGAAGAAGCCCGCGGCAACGCTCCAGATCGCATCGGGGATACCGCTGGCCTCGTCGAAGATCACCATCATGCCGTCGTGATTGTGTACACCGGCATACGAGTCGGGGTTCTCCTCGCTCCACAGCTTGCCCTCGGCAGCCCAGTACCGGGTGCCCTTCTTCAGATCCCGCTCAACCAGGTCGGTTATCCACGCGGCCGGTACGAGCTTGGTCGCACTCACCTCCCACCAGTGTGCGTTGATGGCCATCGTGGCCCACTTGGTCAACTCACCCCACGTCACCGTCCTCAACTGATTCTCGCTGTTAGCCGAGACGATCACGCTCGAGCCGATGCGCGTGGTCAGCATCCACAGGATGAGCCAACTCACCAGTGCGCTCTTCCCGATCCCCCGACCGCTTGAGACGGCGCTTCTCAGCGCATCCATGTCAATCTGGCCTTTGTTCGACTTGATGTGCTGGGTGATCTCGCGCAACGTCTCCCGCTGCCACCGGCGTGGCCCTTTGAACTTCTCCAGCGGCGTGTTCTTCTGCCCCCACGGAAACGCAAACAGCACGAAGCTCTCCGGGTCATCGGCCAGCATCGGGCTCCATAGCCTGGCCATCAGCCCCTGCTCCTCGTCAGCCGTATAGATCGGTTTCTGCATTAACTGTTCTCTAATCTCGGGGTCACATCTGTCACATCTGCCAACTCAATGACTCTCATGTTCGCGGCATCCATCTGAGCCTGCAAGATGTTTATCGACCCGCCCACGTCGATGGTCTTGGTCTCGCCATACACCTTACGGTTATCCGCGGCCATGAGCCACTTGCGAGAGTCGATCCGTACTCTTGATCGGTTTACATCCTCAACCGCATCCTCGGCATCGGCAATCTCAATGATCTCGCCGGCCCAGTGCTCCGTGCGAAGTTCTTTGGCCTCCTTGTAGAGGCTGTGCCGCTCGGGGTCGCGCTTGACCCATCTGAGGAACGCTCCAGACTTGAACCCGCGGAAGTCGCTGGTGAGGATCTGGTTGAGGGTTCTGCCCGATGACATCTCCTCGAGCACACGAATAAACATCGACTCGAACTGCGTTTGGACGAGTTCGGTCTGCACTCGCTGATGGTCAGGGGTGCGTTTTGGGATAGGCGTAGGCGACGATGTCAGCCAATCGGGTATGTCGTCAATCGTGACAGTTGCGCCTACAGAATCGTCGAGGGCTTGTTCCATAGTAAGGGTGATGGTATCAGAAAGGGGATGGTTGTGGAGAATTTGAGTAAGTGATCCAATGGGTCACTTGGTTCTTGGCTAAAAGTTTAAAAAATTCTTGCGACCCCTCCGCAGCCGTCAGCGCCAGTGCGCCGGCCCTCCCCCACCCCCTGAATCAAAATCGCTCGGCGCCGCGGCATGAGCCCTGGGCGCCCTGGTGTGCATGGATCATGTGCATGCATCATGTGCATGAGTCAGTGAGTCAGGTAGTCAATGGCTCAGGGTATAGCGTGGCCATGTGCCATTGGCCATTGACTATTGGCGCCATGCTGTGGCCATGTGCCATTGGCTCTATATGCTGTGTCCCATTGGCTCAATTCGAGTGAGTGTGACAATTGCTCCTTTATCCCTCTTAAACCCTTTATAGAGTACTATTCCCATTGAGTACTTTGTAAGGAAAGTCAGTGGCTTTTTCCGCGTTTCCAGGGTCTAGAATCCCGTTTACAGTCGCCACTGTCACAGTTAGCCCAATAAAACCAGTAAACCACTAACCCATTGGCTCACTTTACAATACTTTACAATGTAAGCCATTGACAACGTGAGCCAATGGCTTATACTTAGCACATCACCAACTAAACCCGTAAGGAAAATTTAACATGTTCAAATTAAACCCTGTCACTGAGTCAATGGCTTTCCATATGACCATGAAAAGCGCCAACGTCAAAACGGGACCGATACCCGTTAGCACTTCGAGCCGTGAAACCTGTTCACCCGTTTGCCCGTTTTTTGGCAATGGCTGCTATGCTGAGTCCGGCCCATTGGCTTTGCATTGGAATGCGGTAACGGCTAACCTGCGTGGTTTTTCATTCGTAGAGTTTTGCTCGTGTGTTGCATCGTTTGACGACGGCCAACTGTGGCGCATGAACCAGGCCGGTGATTTGCCCCACGTTGGGGGAATGATTGACGCCGGCGCCGTGGCCCTGCTCGTGGAAGCAAACCAGGGAAAACGCGGGTTTACATACACTCACCACGATATGGCCGCGGGTGATAACCTGGCCATTGTAGAGTTGGCCAATGTGGCCGGGTTTACTGTGAATTTATCGGCTAATGACCTAGAACATGCCGACACGTTGGCCGCAACGGGTTTGCCGGTGTGCGTGGTTTTGCCAATCGATCAGGCTGACAATTTGACAACGCCTAAAGGTAATCGCGTGGTGGTTTGCCCGGCCGCTATTCGTGACAATGTCTCATGCATGACGTGCCAACTGTGCCAACGTGCCGACCGCACCGTTATTATTGGCTTTCCGTCGCATGGCACCGGCGCCAAAAAGGCCGACAGCGTGGCCCGTCGCGTGATCAGCATTAAATCGATCTGATTTTCAGGGTTAGCCGGATATGCGGCTAACCCGGACAATCCGTCCGGCTCTGTAACCCGTAACCCGTAAGGAAAATTTACCATGACCACCACCACCTTAAACCCTGTTATTTTGGCCGCATGCGTTGACCGCCTGGCCATGATCAAAGCCATTGAAGCAGATCTGAAAAAAGAGGGTGACCAGATCAAAGCCCAATTGATTGACGCAGAATTACCCGTGATCGAGTCCAATGCATACCGTGCCGCGGTGTCAATGTGCGACGGCCGCGTGGTCATCGATTGGAAAGCCATTGCTGAAAAGCTCGAGCCATCGCGCCAACTGGTAACGGCTCATACTTCGCAGGGCGCACCGTTCGCTGTGGTTCGTGTATCGGCTCGGAAAGGTTAATCATGCATAACTCTTATTTTCACCACTGCGCCAATTGCCTGGTGGCCGGCGCCAAACCATTGGCCTATGTTCAGTGGCTCGTAATCGTTAACACAATTGAGGGGTAAACCATGCTTACACCAATGACACCAAAAGATCAAGAACTGACCGTTAAAAACCTGGTCGCAGCATGTAAGAACATCGAACGATTGAACGGCCGCGGGTATGGGTTCATTTACCTGGCGTCTGGGTTTATTGCCCATTACAACCTGGAAGGGTTCAAGGGTGAATACACCGGCGCCACATTGAAGCGGGCCATTCTGGCCAATCAACGGTTTAACCAATGGTCCAATTTTCGCCCGGGTGAGCGGGACTATGACTATTACATGGCCAAGAAACACATTTACAACGCGGTATGCCTGGCCATCGGTGGCGGTCAATCGCAATTTATAGGGGTTTGATCATGGCTCGAGAATTTACGCTATCCATCACCCTGGGCAACGATGCCATGCAAACACCGCAGGACGTGGCCAGGGCTCTGGAATACATCGTTATGCGCCTGCACCGCGGCGCCGATATGGGCAACATTAAAGACATCAACGGAAACAATGTGGGCTCGTTTGAGGGTGAATTTGAAGACCTGGAAGGGGACGAATAATGCGCCGCTATCTGCTCGAACTGCTCGACGCCCTGCTATTTGCTGCGCTTATCGGCGCCCCGTTTGCCCTCTATTTTTGGAGCATGAAACCATGATCAAAACCATGATTGCCAAGTACCGCGGCATGGACTGCCGCACGGGTCACCCTATCCGGCCAGGTGACGAGATCCAATACGACACAGCCACGCGCCAGGCATGGATACACGAGCGGGCAGACGAACGGCCGTTCTACACATCACCCGGCCGGGTGAGCGATCACCTGGTCATCGGTGGCCAGGACTATTTCAGAAACAAGGCCGGCCGGTGCGAGGATGCGCCCTGCTGCGGCTGCTGCACAATTTAAAGGGTACACCATGACCGACACACTGCAAACCTTTGCCGCTAACCTGGGCCGCGCTATTCGCAACCGTGAGACGGTGACCATCGGCGGCGGCCAATTCACTGATGGCGAATTGCGCCTGGTGCTGATGGCCATCAATGACACCATCAAGGCACGGGAAACCCTGGAAGCTATCCGGGAGAAAATCTACGACGAACACGCCGCCGGGCTCGACTCATAAAGGGGAAACACTATGCTACTTTCATCACTGACCATTGCCGAGCGGGAACGCTTGGCCTACATCGAGGGATTCACCAACGTGGCCACCATGCTGGCCAGTCTGGACGATTGCCACCGTGAGCTTGCCAAGTCCTTGGAAGACTACAGCAACGCCGCGGATGAGATCCAGACCCTGCACCGGCGCCTGAGTGATTGGTGGAACACATGATCTACTTTGCCGCCATCATCGTCGCCATAATCGCCATTTTATTGGACCTATAACACCATGACCATCGAAACAGTCCCCACCATCGCCTCGCGCATCGCCGCCATTCAGGAGCGCCACGGCATGACCGATGAGCAGTGCGCCACCTATCTGGGCGTGCCTGTGCATACCCTTCGCAACTGGCGCACAGGCAAGCGCATACCGGCCGCGGTCGTGTATCACCTGCTGGACGTTTTGGGTATGGTGGAGGCACTGGCGCCGGCCATTCACGCGCACTTTATCCCTGCCAAGCGGTAACCCTAGGCACCATGAAAAACGGCCCCACGGGGCCGTTTTGCTTTGTTCATTCGTCCATTGTGTCGGGGTCGTAACCCTTGACGAATTTGCGCTGTGTTGTCCTGCCGGCCGACATCACCACGCTGTACTGATAATCAGCCACCCGCTGCTTGGCCCTGATGACCCGGCGCCGCTCATCGGGGAACAGCGTAGCCAGGGATGGGTTAAGAGCCCACACGATGTGCTGCTTGTGGGGCTCGTCTTCTATCCGCACACACCACCGGCCAGCCTCGAGCACGTCCATTGCATCGCAGATGGCCGCCTGTTTTTCCCACTCGGTCTTACCCTCGAGTGGTCGACGTGCTGAACGCTTGAGATCCCTGACCGACACCTGGGGCTTATCGGGCGCCCGGTGAATCACCCAGTCGCGCACCCACTGCACAAAGTCATCACCACCCACCCCACCCATCTCGGAGAATGTGTACCGCAGCGTGGGGATGACGTAGCCGCGCACCAGGTCGATCACCCGCTCCATCGTGGCCAGGCTGACGCTGACACTCATCGGCGCCTCCATCAGGTGCATGACCAGGGCCAGGCGCCCGGCCAGTCCCTCGAGCTTGCCGAACGCGGTCATGTAGGTGTCGGACGCCTTGAGCACCCGCTCGTCCTGCTTGGCGTCCTCATACCAGGTCTGGAACGCCCGGTATGCCTCATACGCCTCGGGCGAGAGTCGGTAGGTCATCTCGGGCAGGCTGTAAGCAATGCGTAAGGTCTGCTCCCACTGCGCCGCGTGGGTCATGTACTCGGGCACGGGCTCACCGCGGCGGGTGTTCTTGCTGCGTGGGATGGCTGGGATAAACCGCTGAATCAGTCCATCGCTGGCCAGGCTGGCCAGGTTCGCCCTGAACACGGCCGGCTGCACGTTGCCATAGATCGACACTGCCAGGTTCTCGGCATGTATCGAGCCGGCGCCCACGCGGTCCATGTCATACGACTCCGACTCATACGCCTGCACCCAGGCCGACCGGTCCTCGCCGCTTGACTTGTCGGTGATCTTCTTGACCCAGCCGTTCATCTCATCGAGGTAGCACAAAATCCCCCGCGGTCTGTCTGCTGCCACACGGATGAGCTTTTGAGATGTCACGTCCATCACGGTGACCTTGAGCGGCACGGGCTGGGGCGGGAGGTCGCCCACCGCCGGCGCCTGGTCGCCACTGAGCATGCGCTCTGCGCTGGCGCTGAACTCGAGGAACGCCTTCATGGCTGCACCGTGGGCTGCCTCGTGGCCCTGCCACTCCAGAATGGCCTTGGCGAATCGTGGCTTGTCCTCTGCTTCAATGTTCTTGATGGGGAACAGCATCGGCTTGCTGCCGGGGCTCTTCTTGTCTGCTGGGTCGCCAATCGTCATCAGCCACAGCACTGGCGGCACCTGATACCCGGGCATCAACTCGAGTCGGATGCGACTATCGACCACTCCGCAGACCGCCGCCAGGCCCGCGAAGAGTGGGATCAAAGGGTCGCACCCCACAGACTCTGCCACTTCATTGGCACGGGTGGCCAGGATCGATGGCCACAGGTCCATCCGCATCTCGGGCGGTGGTGGCTTGAGTCCCTCCAACAGGTCAATGGGTGGCATGGGTGGGTTGGTGGCGTTGATGGCCTTGAACATCTCGCTCACGTCCACCGCTGGCCGTGTCCATCCCGCCTTGCGGGCGATATGGAACAGACTGCCCAGCTTGACCGCGGTGGCCTTGTGCGCCTTGAAGCTGTCCCACTGCCCCAGGATCTCGCGCTCTCCGGGGTACTTGGTCTCGCTCTGCTTGCTCCACTCGTTCCAGATGTGCAGACCCTGATCGAGTTGGTCGGTCTGGCTGCCGGCCCAGTGCAGGGCCATGCCGATGGTCACCCAATCATCTCTCGTGCAATCAGCGCTTATGTGCTCTAGCGCACTGTGTATCTCGTCGAACGAAGCCGATACTGTATCTGTGGGAATTGTTCGCTCGGAATCCTGAACAAGCATTGATTGCCATAAATCGAGGATGTCCTGTGGGATCATCGGCAGTCTGGACCAGTGGCCTTTGCCGGCCCACCGGTATGGCTGCATGGTCTGTGGGTGGATCGATGGTGGCAGCACGTCCTGTACTGTCACACCGCTCACCGTGGCGCAGCGTAGTTCGTAGACCGTGACGCCGCTGATGCTGATCTTCTTGGATGGCAGCGCCAGCCCGAAGGGCATCGCATACAGCAGTTTGCCGTGGCCACTGCGCCCACTGTCCACGATGACCGCATCGGGCGCCTCATACAACGCCTGCAGATCGATGCCATGCTGCTTGAGCACGTTGACACCCATCGTCCAGTCATCGATGTCCAAGGCCATCGTGCCACTGTAAGCATGGGCCAGTCCGATGCCATAGCCCTGTGGCAGTTCGGTCTGTGACTTCAGTGCATTCTGTTTGAGGTTCCACCCTGGTGTACGCGGTCCCTTGGTGCCATGCGGGATGGGTACGAGTGACCAGCCATTGCGAATATATGCATCGACAGATGCGGGATGTTGCGAGACCTGTTGTTGTGTCATATACTTCGTTCCGCTAGTTGTTTCATCTTGAACTCCCCCTGTTAACCCGGCCTCGAGCCGGGTTTCTTTTGCCTGTTTCATTTTCCCTCCAAATTTATTTTGTAAAATTGTTGCACGGAGTGTATCATGTGTGTTAACATCCGTTCAACGAATTAGGAAATATATGGCAACCAAGTCCAAAACCAAGTTTCTGGCCACTCGGGTCACCCCCGAGGACCACAAAGCATTCGGCAAGATGGCTCAGAAGTACGGGAAACCGTCTGACATCCTGCGCGAATTGGTGAAGGCGTTCAATACCGAGCGGCTCACCATCAAACCACCCCCTGTAACCAGTAACTCTAAAGAAAGCCTTTTCACCCATGAATGACACCACCATCCAGATGATCGCCCAGGCCATCATTGCCAACACCAAAGTAATCCAATCGCTGATTGAGGCATTGCCGCATGATGTGAAAGTTGCCGTTGCAGGGGCTGCCAATGTAGCACCAGCCGCACCTGTTGCACCAGTATTCGTTCCCGTGGTACAAGCTGCACCCGCTCCTGTTGCCGTGGCTCCGATGCCCGCGCCGCCTGTTTTTACGGCACCGGTAGCAGCGCCGGCACCTGTGGCTGCCCCAGTTGGAGTTTCTGCTCCTGCCACCTTGGAAAAGGCTCCGTTCGCAGACGCTAAAGGTCTGATCGACTTTGTGATGGCCGCCTACAAGGCACTCGGCCCGCAAAAGGGTGCTGGCATCCAAGGCGTGTTGACCGGTCTGGGTTACCAGAACATCAACGATGTGAACCCTGCCCACTACGATGCGCTGTTCGCTGGCGTCAAGGCACTGGCCTAATCATGGCATCTCACGTTACTCTCAGCCCTAGTAAGCGGTTTCAGTTCTCCGCTTGTCCGGGGTCTGTGCGTGAGCAGGCCAAGTTCCCCGATGGGGGATCTGGCCCTGCTGCCATCGACGGCACCCACAGTCACACGCTGCTGGAGAAGTCGATTGTTGCCCACCAGCCCGCGACTGCCTTTATCGGTGGACAACTGTCCGACCATGAGGGCACGTTCACTGTCGACAAGGACCGTGCTGCCCGAGTGCAGATTGCTCTGGACTACATCAACCAAGTTGCCTACCTTGGTGCCACCGTATTGGCTGAGACCCGGGTCGAGCCTGAGTGGCTGATCGGACGCAAGGACATGGGCGGCACGGTGGACATCCAGATCCACGCTGCACCAATCCTTGAACTGATCGACTACAAGGACGGTATCAACGATGCGTGGGACAGTGCGGTCAAGCAGATGGAGCAGTATGCCGTGGGCGTGTTGGCTGGGTTCAAATTGCCCATCAATGGTGCCTACCCGTTCACCACCATTCGCCTGACGGTCATCCAGCCCAAGCTGGCGTTCCGAGGTGTTGCTGCTGTTCGCTCAAAGGACTATTCAC